TTTTTTTATATGTTCACGATAAAGGTCAAATTAGAAATATTATGAAAAGAAATATTAGTAATACTATTTTAACTAAAGATTATATTTTCTCTAAAGTTAGTCAAATTACTATTTTTAGCACTTATACTGGAATTAGTGTTGAAGATATACAACATTGTATAGATACAGGAGAATTTATATCTAGTCCTTTTCGTGAAGATACTCATCCTAGTTTTGGTTTTAGATACGATAATAGGAATAAACTTAAAGGAAGAGATTTTGCTGGATATTGGTGGGGAGATTGTATAGATGCTGCTGCAACTGTACTCTCTGAAATTGTTCATAAGCAAATTGATATTTCTATTAAAAGTCAATTTCTATTTGTTCTTAAACATATTGCTTATACTTTTAGAAATATTATTTATGGACAAGATAAAGATGAAAACAACGATTATAATATTGCTAGGGCTATTAGTAATGTACGTAATCATAAACCTATTATTGAACTTGTTACTCGTCCGTGGAATAATTTAGATGCTAAGTATTGGGGACAATTTGGTATTAATCTTAATTTTCTTAATACTCATTTTGTTTATCCTGTTGACCAATTTTATATTAATCGTTCTACTAATCCTATTCCTAAATATTTTTACGATAAAAATAAAACAGATTTATGTTATGGATATGTTCTTGGGCAAGATAAAAGAGGAATAGTTAATGTTAAACTGTATTTTCCAAATAGGAATAAGAAAACTGAAGTTAAGTTTATAACTAATAGTAATACTATTGAAGGAGTTATTAATCTTGAATTAGATAATTATGACGTTATTATTATAACTAAATCTACTAAAGATAGATTAAGTCTTGAATGTTATCTAAAGAGTATTAATCATTCCATCCTCTACGGGGGGTCTACCCTTGAATCTAAGACTATTGGTGTTGTTAATATTCCACATGAAACTTATAAACTTCGTCAAATTGAATATGATTGGCTTCGTAGTAAACTTAATCGAAATGGTTTTCTTATTAGCCTTATGGATAATGATAGAACTGGTCTTATGGAAGCTGTGATTCTTAAGAATGATTATGATATTATACCTATTATTATTCCTAAAGAACTTGGTGTTAAAGATTTTGCCGAATTGAGAAGTAGTTATTCTATAAATGTTATTAATGAATTAACTCAACAAGTTGTTAAATATATAGAAGATAATTATGGAGAAGAAAGTGAATTTACTTGGGATACGGAAGAAAGTAATACTTTGCCATACTAAAAGTTTAGCTGGTATTACATATACTGTTATGCGTCCAATTACTGAAGAAGATGAACAAAATCTTGATAAATGGGAATGTATTAATGTAGATGGTAAACGTATTGATAAAAAAGATATTTATTGTTATGGAGAAATTAATCTATCTTCTAATGATGACGTTGCATATATCAAAAAGTTTAGCTTACTTGATACTGATAATGGTGGAACTATTCATAGTAATTTTAATTATCAAGAAGGTTATGCTCTTATTGAAGGAATAGCTAAAACTTATCCTACATTTGATATTATTGAATGGTTTAAATATAATCATTGTCTTATAGGTAAACCAACTCGTATTATTATTTATAAATGTAAGAAAGAAAATCTATGATAATAAAAGGATATGAAGAAAAGCTAGATGATAGAGATGTTAGATATATTAATTATGTTATTGATAAATCTACAATGGCTGATGCAATTGAATCTTATATTAAAGATTTAGATTGTACTACTATTTATCCTGATGGTTCTCGTCCTAGACAAACTATTAATTATGGTTATCGTATTACTCTTTCTAGTATTGAATATATTCTTGATAAAGCTTATCTTATTCTAGAACATCATCCAGAAAAAGCTCAAAGCTATATTGATTATCGTAATAGTATTATTAAAAGAATTATTGATATACATGAAAAAAATCTTGATTTCGAGAGAAGAAACCCAGTACGATATTATAGTAAAGAATCAAGGAAACGCACTAGAAGTGCTAGCAGAGTTAATCAATCAAAAGATATCTTTACAGGTAAGCCCATTGATGTTAGCACCGGTATTGCAAAGGCTATTAAGCCTAAAAAGGAAACGATTGCTCAGCGTAAAGCTAAACTTCTAGGTGGTAAAGCTGTTAGTTTTGCATTTAATAGTTTAAAAATAAGTGAACATAATGAATAAACTTTATCGTAGAAATAATAATGGTATGCCTACTGTTTGGTGGGCAAGCTTTAACAGTGATACTAATAGTATCGCTGTTTTTTATGGTCTTGTTCGAGGTAATATTCGTAAAGAAGTTTATACTGTTACTCAAAAAGATGGTAATAAAGAACTTGAAAGTAGATATAATGAGAAGATTAAACAAGGTTATCAATATCTTAATGAAATATGTGATATGCAAGATAGACCCCCCGTAGAGGATGAGAATAGTCTTGAACTATTTAATTTTCTAAATACTTATCTACCTAAAGACCTTAGTAATGGAAACAGTAATCTTCTACTTCCAATGCTTGCTAAAACGTATAGTGGTAATGTTTGGAAAAAAGTCAGTTGTATGTATGGTCAGTATAAGATTAATGGTCTACGTTGTATTATTACTGCTTATACTCAAAATGATATGTTTAAACCTATTAGGCTTCGTTTCCAAAGTCGTGAAGGCATTATTTGGAATACTTTGGAGAATCTTAGCGATTATCTTCTTTCTATTATTCCTGCAAATATTATCAGGGATATGATTGATGGGTATGTTGCTCTTGATGGTGAGATTTATCTTCCAGGCTATACTATAAATCAAATTAATCATTTTGTTAAAGATGCTAATTGTGTTGAAAATAAACTTCTTCAATTTTGGTGTTATGATATTATGATGGAAGGTAACCAAGCTCATAGAAATATGTATCGTTATCATATTAAAAAGCCTACTTCTTTTAATAGTATTAAAGAACATTATAATAATAAAGAACGATTGATTATTCTTCATAACAAATATATTACTAATGATAATGAAGCTATTGACGCTAGAAATCATTTTATTAATCTAGGATTTGAAGGTCTTATACTTCGTAATGCTAAAACTAATTATCAATATGGTAGACGTAGAGCTAATTATATGGAGAAGTTTAAAGATGCTGCTGAGGGAGATTTTATAATTCTTGATATTTATAAAGAAAAGAAACGTGATTTACCTATTCTTCTTTGTAAAAATGATATTAATAATGAAAAATTTGAAACTCGTTTAAGCACTAGTCATATCGTTCAACAGGAAGTTTTATTCGATTCTCAATCTTATATTGGTAGAACTGTTCATATAGAATATGGTGAACGAAGTGGCGTTAGCAGAGTTCCATTTCATATTAAAACTGTTGTTATAAATGGAGATACTAGATTATAATGTAATTAAGAATAATAATTTTGATAGAACTAAATCTTATTTTAGTTGTTATTATAAATCTATTATTCTATTTACTGATTATGATGCTAAAAGTTATAATTTTGCTATTAGATATAACGAGATAACTAAAAGTAATGAACTTTATGTGATTTTGTATAATGATAATATAATTAATAATAGTGTTCCTATTATTCGAGATGCTAATACTGGATTTAAGTTATATATTCCTAATATAGTTATTAGACTTCTCAATACAAGATTGCGTAATTCTTTTGTTATGTCTAAAGATGATTTTAATATTAATGTTAAGTTTGTAGAAGAACGTAATGATTTTTGTATTATTTATCATATAGATATTGAATAAGGTGAAGCCTAGTACACAATATGATGTGCTAGGCTTTTCTGTTTTACATGGGTGTAAAATTGTATATGACACGCTCGTAGATATGATTCTTTTTGCCTGTATTCAATTTTATATATCAGAATGATTAATCTATCACGATAAGATTTGCGTGTCATAATGAGCCTTAAAATGCGTCATTCTCACTATGATATTTAACATTAAATTCAGCATCATTATTACTAGTAAATTCCTATTATATTTTTATATTTGTCTTGATAAACAAAAACAAATTATTATGAGTATTAATAAAGTTACTATTGTTGGTATTAAAGGATTTAAAGGAAGCGGTAAAGATACAGTTGCTTCTATGATTAGTTATATCCTTCATGATGGTATTATGAAAGCTAGTTATGATACTTGGCTTCTTTATCATAAAAATGATTTTATCGAAAATGATGAAATAATTATTCATTTTGCTGATAAACTTAAAGATGATATATCTGAATTTTGTGGTATTGACCGTAAACTTCTTGATAAACAAGAAATTAAAGAAAATTATTATTATAATTTTAAGACTGGTATTGTTTCTACAAATATTAAAGACGTTTTTTATGTTGTTGATAATTGTAATGATGCTATATTAAAATATAATGATTTAGCTGGATATCTTGTTTTATATAGTAATAATATTAGTATTAAAATTAGAGTTCTTCTTCAATATTATGGTACTAATATTATTAGAAATCATTTTTGGAAAGAAGCTTTTATTCGTTATACTATGAATAAAGCATTTGATATAAAAAACAGTAAAGGACAATGTATTATAGCTGATGCTAGATTTGAAGATGAATATATGGCTATTAAATATTATGGTGGAAAAATAATTAGAGTAGATAGAAGAGTTAATAATGATAATCATGAAAGTGAACAAATTAAAATTTCTCAAGATGATTATGTTATTGATAATACTGGTACTCTTGTTGGTCTTTTCTATAAAGTTCTTAAATTTGTAACTGATTATATGGTATGAAATTACATCCTATTTTTGGTATAAATGCTCTTGCTAGAGTTTGTATATGTTGTGGTAAAGTTATTGGTTATACTCCACTTGGAAATTCTGTTGAAGAAGATGCTAGTAAGAGTAAACAAATAGCTGAGGCTATTGTATGTAAAGAATGTATAGATAAGCTTGATAGTGAAACTTGTTTTATAGCTTGTGACATGGATAAAGATAATTATATAACTGCTACTTATGATACTTTATGGATTAGAAATAAAGGTCTTAAAGAGTTTTTTAAAGAGCTTGATTCTATACAACCTATTAATATTATACCTAAAGAACATTTTTATAGTGTGTTTGGAAATGTAGTTAAAGATTTTTATAATAATCAAGAAAATGAAAATAATTGAACCAAAAGTTGAATTTTGGCAACAAGGAAATAATGCTAAAGCTCATATTGCTAGATGTGCAAGAGTTTGTTATGGTAGAACAAGTGGTAATGATGAAGCTACTATTAAAAGACTTATAGATAGTGAACATTGGAGTATGTTTCGTCATGGAACTTATTATATAATAGCTAATGATAGTGATAAAACTTTAGAAGCTATTGTTATTAATTATGCTAATACTATTGGTTTTAGTTATCATTATGAAAAACATGTTTATTATATAACTGTTAATGGTAATTGGGTTTTAGACCATAAAACACAATTTGGTTATCTATCTAAATATATTGTTCCTATTGAAGATTTTCGTAATACTGAAATAGGATTTCATATGATGAGATATACTTTTTGTGTTGATACACAAATTAGTACTTCTCGTGAATTAAACCGCGTTAGTCCTAATAGTATTGCTGAAAAATCAACTCGATATGTATATGAAGATGGGAATATTTGTCGTCCTCATTGGATGACTGATGAAGAAGTAGATTATTTAAATAATGAACCTATTTTTGAAGAATGGTGCAATTCTCATAAAAAAGCATCTATTTTTAGAGATAGTTGTAATGATTCTTTTAATAAATATAAACGTCTTGTAGATATTGGTATGCATCGTCAAGATGCTCGTGGCGTTCTTCCTCTTGATACTGCTACACGTTGTGTCTACACATATTCTATTAATGAATATCGTCATATTATTGATTTACGTTATTATGGTATTACAGGCAAACCTCATCCAAATGCCCGACTTATAGCTGGTATGATTAGAAATAATTTAATGGAACTTGGATATGACTTCAGAGATTGATAAACTTAAACACTTTCATATTGAAAATTATAGTGGTACTAATTTTACTGATGATTTAAATGATGGTGAAGAATTTCTTTATACTACAATTAGGTGTAAAGATGATAAAGAAATAACACTTTTATGTAATATTGTTGTTCTTAAAGTAATTAAAGATGAAGAAAAGTAAACGTTATATTAAAAAGCAAAATAATAAACCTCTTATTAATAAGAAAGTTTTAGCTAAAGTTATTAGAGAAAGTAATATTTGTAAACATGCTATTAAAGAACTTAAACTTGCTGGATATGGTAATGGAGAAGGTGGTCCAAATGATTGGATGTATCAACAAGTAATTGAAGCTGTTGCTGTATTTGCTTCTCATGGTAATAGTGGTAGTTCTGCTCCTTGGGAAATTAATCTTGTTCAAAGACTATGTGATTGGGATATTATTAGTCCTCTTAAATTTACTGATGATGAATGGTGTCAAATAAGTTCTGATGGTACTTGTCAAAACAGACGTAAATCTGATGTATTTAAAGAACCAAATGGTAGTATTCATTATAATGGAGCTTTTAATAAACGAGCTACTAGTAGATATAGTTTTGATACTAAAGAATGGACTGAAAATAAAAATCCTATTTGTTGGAGTGGTGAATTATTTGAATATAAAGATAATATTCTTACCGGTAGATATTTTAATCAATGTCATTTACTACCATATAAAATTAATAAAGGATGGACTCCTCGTCCTACAATAACTATTGATTGTGTTGAAATAGAAATAGCTCCTGATAATTGGATTATGGCTGTTGATGCTAGTAATACTAATTTACTGTTACTTAATGCTTATTATAATATTCAATGGGAAGAATGTTCTTGTTTAAGAGGTATTCGTCTTGAAGATGTTACTGTTGAACTTGAAAAAGAAGCGTATGAGGAAATGAGACATAATATATAAATTATTAACTATTTAAATATTAAAGTTATGAGAAGAAGATTTTATAGTTTTAATAACCGTTTTAGAACTACTAAAAATACAGAAGCTGTTGTATTTGAAAATGGTGGATTTGTTGGTAATCTTGGTTTAAGTAAAAAACTATGGAAAAAGTATATTGAGGCTAGTTATAAATATAAAACTAATACTGATAAAATGACTGCTAGTAATTATACTCATTTATTTGGTTATTTAAATCCTTATTACCGTTCTGCTTATAATGTATCTAAACGTAGAAAATAATGGCAAGTATTTATAATATTACTACTGAACTTGAGGATATATTTCTTGAGTTAGAAGAAAATGGAGGTGAATTAACTCCTGAACTTGAAGAACGCCTTGCTATTACACAAGAAAGTCTTAAATCTAAACTTGATAGTTATCGTAAAGCATATACTGTACTTAATCTTGAAGCTGAATCTTGTAAAAAGGAAGAGCAACGATTAGCTGTTCTTCGTAAAACTAAAGAAAACAATGCTGAAAGACTTAAAGGAGTTATGCTTGATGCTGTTATTACTTATGGAGATTTAGGTAAGTCTGGTAATAAAGTTATTAATTTAGTTGATAGTAAACTATATACTAAAAATACTAAATGTGTTGAGATTGATGAAAATCTTAATCAAATATTTATTGATTTAGTTCTTGAACATTTACAATCTCTTTGGGATAATGATATGATTGATAGTAATTTCTCATTTAGTAGAGATGTGCTTCTTGAACAAATTAATGATAAATTTACTGAAAGATATCCTGAACAATCTGCTAGACTTAGAGAAGAAACTGGAGGTTATTTTACGCTTGATGATTTAGATTGTATTAAAGTTAAATTTGAGATTGAAAAACCTGTTGGTGATTTAGCTAATAAAATTAATTTTGATTTACTTAATACTTTTTTTAATCATCAACATGAAATGACTAGAAGTAGTAGTATTAATAAAACTACTATGAAAAATATTCTTAATGATGGTAGAGATATTAGTATAGCTAAACTTGTTGAAAATACTAGTCTTATTATTAAATAATTTGGTTATACTCCCCGTAGAGGACAGAATTAAGTTCATCCTCCACGGGGAGTCAACACTACTAATCTTGCTAATTATGGAACTAGAAGAAAAAGTAAAAGAATTAATAAAATGGTATATGGATACTTATGGTGTTAATAAAACTCAAGCTGTTAGAGATATTGAAAGTGTTATGTTACATATAAGTCATAAATAATATGTATAAAGTAAAAGGTAAACCTTGGGCTTATTCTGGTGCTATTGATGTATCAGATTGTGCTACTGCTAAAGAAGTTATGCTTAAAGCTGGACTTAATTTTAATGTAGCTAAATGTGAACTAGTTAGTAAAATGCCTATTAAACTTACTGGAACTGATGAAGAACTTGACCGAATTATTAAAGAACAAAAAGAAGGCGCTCATGTTTTTGGTACTGACATTTATCGTAAGTGTGATAACGCCTTTGCTATCTATCGTACTGATTACAATATTCCTTTAGGTGTTGTTAAAAGTAAATATACTATTGTACAAAACAATGATGCTTTTAATTTCTTTGATGACGCTATTGGTAAAAATTCTGCTATTTGGCAAACTGCTGGATTTTGGGGAAATGGTGAGAGAATATTTATAAGTGCTAAACTTCCTAATAATATTCTTGTTAAAGGTGACCCTGTTGAAAATTATCTAGTATTTACTAATACTCATGATGGTAGTGGCGGAGTTAAGATTTTATTTACTCCTATTAGAGTTATTTGTCAAAATACTCTTAATGCTGCTATTCGTACTAGTAGTAATTATGTTAGTTTTCGACATACAACTAGTGTTCATAATAAGATTTCTGTTGCACAAGAAATACTTGGAATTAGTAAAATTAAATCTGAAGAATTTGGTCAATATTGTAATTTACTTGCTAATATTAAAGTTACTGACGAAGATGTAATTCAATTTATTGGAGAAAATCTTCTTACCGGTGATGAAATTCAACGTCTAAAAGATACAGGACATACTATTAAAGATATTGCTTATCGTAGTGGTTTAGCTTTAACTGATAGTGAAATAAGTAGTAGAAAAATGAATGTTATTTCTGATACTTATAGTTATTATTTTGATGGTCCAGGTCAAAGAGATATTCTTGGTACAGCTTGGGGTGCAGTTAATGCCATTAGTGGATATTATTCTAATATAGATAATATTGAAGGTACGAAACGATTTGATAGTATTTGTTATGGCGATAAATCTAGAAAAATAAAAAATGCTTTTGCTCTTGCAGAAGCTCTTTAATTTAATAATTTAATTATATATGGAAGTAAAAGTATTTAAACTGAAAGAGATTAAACTTCTTAGTGGAGATGTTGTAAATGTAGAACAGTATTGTAATGTTCAACCTATTCTACCTGCTTATGGTAAAGAAGGTGATGCTTGTATGGATGTTTATCCTATTCATTGTGAATATGATAAAGATAAAGATAGATTTATCTATCATACAGGTTTAGCATTTAATATTGGAGATGATGCTAATGGTGAACCTAATGAAATGTCTTTACGTCCTAGAAGTAATCTTACTAAATCTGACTTTTATATGCCTAATGCTCCTGGTACTCTTGATTGGGGTTATCGTGGAGAACTTCTTATTATTTTTAAGAATCGTACTTCTAGAGATTTAGTTCGTGCTGTATCTACTCTTGTTGAAGTAGTTGATAAGTTGAGAGAACATATGTATTTATCTGATAGTATGGTTGGTAATGCTAGACTTAAACTTAATAATGTTAGAACTACAATGACTAACATACTTGCTAAAGTTTCTACTCCACCATATAATTGTGATGGTAAAGATAGATGTTGTCAATTAATTATTAATAGTGCTGAAAGAATTAGTTGGAAAGAAGTTGAATCTATTGAAGAATTAGGAGAAAGTGAACGTGGAAACAAAGGATTTGGAGAAGGAACAGGAGGAGCAGCTAAAGCTTAAAGTTGGTGCTCGTTATATTCATAATAAAACGTCTAATGAATATATAATTATTAGTATTACTAAAATGAAACATCCAGATACAGGTGAATGGATTCCTGCTGTTATTTATAAAGTTGATGGACTTGAACCTTTATGGTGTAGAAGTGTTGAAAGTTTTAAAAGTCATTTTAGTGATGCTAAAATTGAAGGTAATGAAGTTTATCTATGAAAAAGTTAATCTTGTTTTATTTACCTGATTGTAATGTTAGTAAACTTTTTGAAGAAAGGCTTCACAAAGCTCTTGCTCTACCTGAGTTTGCCGGTAGGTTTAATCTTATTAGGCATAATCTATATACTGATACTGGTAGACAAGAAGCGCGTAGTGCTGGTATTAGTGATGCTCCTACTGCTTATTGTGATGGTAATATTCTACGTGGTGTGCAAAGTGATTACACTATTAGAAAATATCTTCGCAAGTTGTTAGGACAGTCATAGATACAGTTCTTTTGCCCTACATTGAATTTTAATTATCATTGTGATTAATCTATCACGATATGATTATCGTTCAATATGGGGCTTTAAAATAGCTAATTTTATAAATTCTCATTATATTATACGAATACTATGGTTAAAATTGAATTTTATTATAAAAGTGCTGATAAAGATAAAATAGAAGCTATGAGAGAAGCTATTGATATAGCTTTATTTGGTACTAATGTTCAATGTAATTTTAAAAATCTTCCTGACCATCTTATTCTTGAAGATATGATACTTGAAAAGGCTGTTGCTGGTAAGAATATTACTGAATATCCTACTTGTATTATATATCGAGATGATACAGAATATAAACGATATAGTAATTCTGTTACTTGGGAAGAACTTCGTAATGATATTAATTATCTTACTGGAGATGAACCTACAAGACAAACAAATAATATATTTGTTGAAGCGTTTATTGATGAACATGATTGTATAACTCGTGCTAAATGTGCTGATGCTATTGCTTGGATGTGGAAATATCAAAATACTAAAGTAGAATATATTCAAACTAATGTTGATAATCCGAATAAGTTTGCTGTTGTAATTAAAGATAGTTGGAGAACTTATGCTACTTATGTATATTCTGATAGTCTTACTACTGAAATGATTAAGAATACTCTTCTTAGAGTTCCTAATACTATTAAAGAAGCTGTTAAAAATAATGCTATTGTGTTATGATACGTATTGATTGTTTTACTAGAGATAGTTGTGACGCTTGTAAAATAGCAATTAAAAATATAACTGATGCTATTAATGAAGCTAATTGTGATATTACTCTTAATATTTGTAATACAAATCTAGATGATATTCTAAGAAAAGAAATTACTAAATTTCCTACTACTGTTATTACTAAAGTCGATAATGATTATAAAAGAAAAGAATTAGCTAGACTTGAAGGAAGTTTTCCTAGTGATTATATTAAAGATATTATTAACAAACTTGAAAAAGAATAAACTATGACAGTTAAAACACTTATAGAAATGCTTGAAACTTGTGATAAAGAATCAATAGTATATATTAATTGTGGAGATGATATTAATTCTATTGATGAAATATGTGATTATAGTAATAATTGTGGAGAAGTTATAATAGTTAGTAATTAATTAAATCTTAAAGTTATGACAGTTAAAGAACTTATTGATAAACTTCAACAATTTGATGAAGATAAACTTATTTTAGTTGAAGATACTGAATATAAAGAATTTCAGGCTATTGATGTTGAACCGGTAGATGATAGATTTATAATAATTACTACATAGTATTAATGCTAATGGTTTATATGTTATACGTAAAGCTGGCTCTAATAGAGCTGGCTTTATTTAATTTGATGATTAGCTTGGAACCGCTACGAGTGCTACGCACTCTTCGCTATACTCCCCGTAGAGGATGGAATGGTAGTTGCGCTAGTAATATTAGTATAGTTATTAATGATAATGATTATATTGATTGAATGAATACTAGTCTATTCCATCCTCTACGGGGAGTTGAGCGTAGCGAAGCGGAGCGTTCTACTAATCCTTAAACTTATAGTCGTTGGCACGATTGAAACCTCGGTAGCTAAGCTAGTCTTACTACTGGGGTTTATTTTTATCTTATTGTTAAACTTAAATATATTATAATTATGGTTGCATTTATTGTTCTTCTTGGAATTATATTTGGTGGTGTTAAACTATTAGCAGTTGCTAATAATATTAGTGATAGTGAAGCTATGGATAAATATAGCGGAAAACTATTTGTTGTTGGTATTATAGTTTTTATTATTATTATGTGTGTTATTGGTAATAATGATGATGGTTTTAATTAAGATATTACTAATAGTAAATATTGATTCTATCTGTTCTTCTATCTATATAGATAGAA